ATTAAGATTTTTTATAATACGTTTATCAGTGCCAAGATTGGTCTTGTAAACATGATTCAAGACGTTGCGGAAAAGAATGGCAACATCAACGTGGATGTGGTAACCGATGCACTCAAAGCTGCCACACAGCGTATTACCGGACCACGTTATCTGACAGCAGGTTTAGGTGATGCTGGTGCTTGCCATCCCCGCGATAACATTGCTCTGCGCTGGTTAAGTGGCAAGTTAGATTTAGGTTACGATATGTTCCACGCTATCATGAGTGCTCGTGATAGCCAAGCACAAGCAATGGCCTTTAAGTTAGTACGACTTGCAAAAGAAAATAACATGCCAGTGGTGATTCATGGCAAAGCATACAAGCCCTACGTGCCTTATACCATTGGCAGCTACAGCTTGTTGGTGGGTCACTTTGTTGAGCACAGTGGAGTTGAATTGATTTATGTAGATCCATTAACCAATGACCTCAAAGGACCTGATGTGCCAGCAGTTGTATTAATGGCACACAATCCTGCTATTACCTACGCTGGTACTGGTGTTGAAATTCAACCTAATGAATTGTATTATGACATTGTGCCAGGCAGTGTCATTGTTGATCCTTGGCGTACCATTAAAGAATTCCCTGGCTGTCGTGTTGTTCACTACGGCAACCCCAAATTTAGCTTGCCTACCATCAATGGCCGCATTTTAAATCCTGTCAACAGTTGTGATATTTTTGTGGAGTTGTATTCGCAATTTAAATTTGCATCCAAACGCAATGAACCAATGACATACTTTGCATTGGCTCCAATTGAAGCAGTTAACAAGCCGCTTGAAGCTGCTGAATACATTGCAGCAACACGGGCTCGTATTGGTCAGTTCAAGGCTGATGATCGCATTGTGTTTATCACACCAAATGAAGGTATGATTGCTCATGCACTCATGTGGAGAGATCGACTAAAAAAGTTTTGGCCTGAGCTAAGAACTGATCAATGGTATTATGCCAATGAACTGCAAAACGCCGGGCAGGCTCTGGCATTGGCCAACGTAAAGCCTGACGAAATTAATCTCTTAAACTTTGTGTCCATTTATCAATGGGTAAACAAGAATATAGTCATCACACATGAATATGAAAACAAAACTGCAAACTTCCTAAGCTATAATCGTGTTATCAAAGGACATCGTTGTCATTTGATTGGTGAAATGTTGCTTAATGATTTGGTCAATGGTAATATGATTAGCTTTGTACCTGGCGGCGAGTTGTATCCGGGTGTTGTAAAAAATTCTAAAGAAGTTGTGCAGGATTCATTGTACATGTTGCCAGCCATCAAAGAACGTATTATCCCTGTGCTGGATAAAGCATTGACCATTGATGAGTATGATGTTACTCAGAATGGTCCCACTGTTGGCAATCACTATGAACAATCATTATTAAGTGTTATTACCGAAACAACGTATGAACACGGTGATGTGTTTATCAGTGAAAAGACTTTTAAGGCCATTGCACACGGTCATCCATTTATTATTGTAGGTCCAGCAGAATCTTTACAAGTGCTTCGTCAATTGGGTTTTGAAACATTTGATGGCATCATTGATGAGTCATACGATTTAGAGTATGATCCCACTGCTCGTATGAAAAAGATTATCATTGAACTTAAACGAATCAATTCACTGAATGAGGTCAACAGTCGTGACATGTTCCACAAGTTGATGGAAGTTGCCAGTCGAAATAAAACTAAATTTGATAACTTTGTTCCAGATAAAAATCAAAGTACGTTTTGGACTTTTGTAAAAACACTAGCACAGTAACATGATACTATATGCGGTTGAAGATCCTGTAAAGATCCCGTACTACGATATCTTAAACGAAGTCCCGCATTTGACTGTAGGAGTGTGCCCGCTTCGAGCCGTTGGTTACGACGGGAACTTTATTAAGTTTTATACGGAAAAGCTACAAACATTGGGCCCAGTTGATCGACTAATAATAGATGACTATACAGAAGCAATGTCGGTGAATATGATTGATCAACTTATTGACAACGCAGTTGCAACATGCAACATTGCAAGAAATAATATTCTTTTTGTAAATGCTGGCGAATATTCCAGCAAGTATATTATTTCGTATCCAACATTTTATAGTCTGACAGATTTTAGACTTTTAAAATATCAACAGGATACTGTAATACCTTGGCAACAGCGAGATAAATTTTTAATTAGTTTATGCCGTCGACCAACTTGGTTTAGAGTAGCACTAACCGAAGAGTTAATCAGACGATGTCTGACAGACGATTCAATTGTCAGTTGTGGTTCTGATACTGAATCAGAATTTGACTGCTGGAAAGAATTGTTTGTATCCAGTGACCTGCGTGACCAATTTCCATTGCTGGTTGACGGTCTGGTATCACGCGGCCAGGAAGCGTATTTGAATGAAATAGGATTTAGTCGTGCGTTTGTTAATGTTGTCAATGAAACCAGCCACGATCCTTGGGCAAATCAAAATACCAAATTACGGATCTACCGTGACGCTAATCCCAACGACAGATGGCCAAGCGGATTGCATCACTGGTGCAGGTTATTTGTTACTGAAAAAACAATTAAAGCTGTAGCAATGCGTCAAATTCCAATTTTTAATACAGTACGATATCATGTTAAATTAATGCGAGCAATGGGATTAGATATGTTTGATGACATAGTTGATCACAGTTATGATGAAATTGCAAACCCAGTGCAACGAATACAAGCAGTGGCAGATCAAGTTGAAAAGTTATACAAACGTGGACCCGAATACTTTAGAAACATTCCAAACATTCAAGCACGTCTAGAACATAATGTTGCTTGCATCGATCATCAATACAAAATACGCCTGCAGGATGCAGAACACAAAATTAGGGAATTTTTAAATCATGGGCATGTCACCTTATAAAATATTAGACCGTCACTTTCAAGACTTACTCACTGACAATACAAAGTGTGTAGTAGAAATTGGCAGTGAACGCGGGGAAGGCAGCACTGCTTACTTTAGAGATTGGTCACAGGCACGTGGAGTAGAGTTTCACACTGTGGATGTCACTGACGATGCACGTACTCACTTTACTAATAACTTTGCATTTGGCGGAGTAGGTGACATTAACTTTCACACCGTTGAAACCGGACATGCGTGGTGCAGAGACATACTGCCAACATTAGGCAAACAAATTGCAGTGCTGTACCTGGACAACTTTGATTGGATTGATCCTGTTAATTTGCAGTACCAATGGTTGCATGATCAAATTGCGGCTTATGCGGCCCGCGGTGTTGTAATGAGTAATGAGAACAGTCAAGAAGAACATAGACTGCAAACACTATACTGCTTGCCTTACATGGCGCCGCAAAGTATTATCTTAATCGACGACAGCTATGAGGATGTTAACTCACCAACAGGCTGGGGCGGCAAGTGCGGCACAGCCATTCCGCTGATATTGGCAGCTGGGTATATAATGGCAAACACCGCACAAGGTATGGTGTGTTATAGAGGCTTAGATTTTAAAGGTCTTTGACCAAACGTTGAACAATTTCTTTGCAAGTAAGAATTTCATTTGCGTGTTCAATTCCTTTGCCAATGAATACATGACCTTGGTTTGGATTTTGAATACCTGCCATTAAGCCTTTTGTGTTGTTATGATTGTCGCCTGGTATTGGGGCAAACACAACGGCATTTTGGCTATCCTTGTCTGTTTTACCATTGTCAAGTCTTTTAACGTCAGCAGCGCCAGCACTAATTAATTTGAGTTTTGTTTCCATTGAAATCTTACTTTCAGCACTGACAGCAAACATAGTACCAATGCCAACCCCAAATGCTCCACGATCTATATAGTATTTTAATTGCTGGCTGGTGCCTACCCCACCGGATGTAATTACTTGACATTCGGGAAAATCAGTTTTATATTTCTCAAACAGTTGTTCTAATGTTTCGCCTGTTAAACTACCACGCCCTGCTCCGTCGGGACCTTTAAGAATAATACCGTCAGCAGTTGGCACCTTATCAAGTGGTAATAGTGTTTTAGAAAATACCATAGTACCATTTTCTTGTAGTCGTTTAACTGTTTTGGGTAACAAAACTCTACGTTGTTTGTCAGCGTCCGGATTTAGGCCCTCCAGGATGATTTCAACAGCACGAACTTTTTGTCTAATCAGTAAATCTTCAAGTCCGGGTAGATCCAATAAATTACCAGCATCTAGACTGATCAAAACAGAAGTGTCGCCTACTGCTGCTTTGTACTGTATAATGTCTTGTTCTAGCAATGCAGGATTGATTACGCCGGCGCGATTATAGTAATTAAAGAGACTTAAACTGGGCAAGCACCCGGCTTTTCTAACAGCAATGGCCAATGGCACGTCGGATACTTTGTTCATTGCCATGCAGGCAATTGGATACTTACAATCAAAAAATTTGGTAAAGGTTGTCATACTGTACTTATTCTGAAAAACCTTGAGCAATCTTTCCAATAAATAGCATTATGAAAATTGTACTTGTCACCGGGGGATTTGACCCTATACACTCAGGGCATATTGCTTATTTTAAATCCGCTCGTACTTTAGGCGACATGCTGATTGTTGGTTTAAACAGCGACGAATGGTTAGAACGCAAAAAAGGCCGTGCATTTATGCCCTGGAACGAACGCTTGTGTATCATCAATAATTTAAGTATGGTAGACGAAGTTTATACCTTTGATGATGAAGATGGCAGTGCTAGGCATTTTATCCAACAGGCCCGTGCTCATTATCCTGATGCCACTCTGGTTTTTGCCAATGGTGGCGATAGAACCAAAGATAACATTCCCGAAATGGATGTGCAAGATAACAACATTGAATTTGTATTTGGTGTAGGTGGGGAGAACAAAGCCAATTCAAGCTCATGGATCCTTGAAGAATGGAAAGCGCCAAAGACTTTACGGCCCTGGGGTTACTACCGTGTATTATATGAAATGCCTGGCACCAAAGTCAAAGAACTAACTGTTATGCCCGGCCAAAGTTTAAGTATGCAACGTCATGTAGATAGAGCCGAGCATTGGCATGTGAGCAAAGGACAATGCATAGTAAACAGCATGATGAGTGGTGGATATCGTTTACCATCAAAACAGTTGGCCCTGCACGATACTCATCAAGTGCCTGCTGGAGAATGGCATCAACTCAGTAATCCATTTGATGAACCTGTTAGACTTATTGAAATCCAATACGGCAGTCGTTGTGTAGAAGAAGATATCGAACGAAAAAACGCTTGACATTGTTCTTTGGTTCATGTATACTTACTAGGTAAGCCTTTTACTAACCGGAGATATATATGAGCTTTTCACCAGAACAAATTGCAAAACTGACCAAAGTGATCCAAGAAGGGGTCCAAGTTAAACGTGAGATCGATGATCTCAGTGTGGGTCTAAAAGAGACTGTTGCGGCCATTGCAGAAGAAATGGAAATCAAACCAGCGGTACTAAACAAAGCCATTACCAAAGCATTCAAAGGCGACTTTGATAAGGATCAAACAGATCTAGAAGCTGTTGAAGAAATTCTAATTGTTACTAAAAACAAAGTGTAATGTTAGATACATTTTTTAGACCAACACTGGAGTGGATACGCGATGACTTTAAATCTAACAGAGTTCGCTTTGTTGTTGAGTTGCTTGCTTGGGCTGTTAGTGTTGGTTGCAGTATTACTATGGCGGTCACAGTCCCAAATCCTCCGCTTCTTACTCTTTATCCTGTTTGGATTTCTGGTTGTGCCATGTATGCTTGGGCTAGCTGGACTAGGAAATCTTTTGGTATGCTGGCTAACTATCTATTGTTAACTACCATTGACACCGTTGGTCTAATTAGAATGTTGGTGCAATGAAATGGCCACTGCTCGTATGTCAGCTCGTCATCATATACAGCAAAATTCTTCTCCCAAGGTCAAGCGCAATGACAAGCGTTACGCTGGGTATGACAACTTTGCGTATAGATTAGACTGTGCATTTAGCGGACCAAATAACTTTTTTGAACTAAGAGCCTGGTGTTGGACAACTTGGGGTGCCAGCAAATCCCTGCGTGATTGGGAAATGCATGATCGCTTGGTACACTTTGGCGGTGAAATTTGTCAAAACTCAAATTGGTGTTGGATAGACGACACCAATCGCTATCGCATTTTGTTTAGGACAAAAGAAGATGCAGCATTGTTCACACTCAGCACTGGCTTATGAAAACCACAATACATCATTGGCGTTATGAAGATGGCTGGCATGATATTCCTTATGTGCTGTTAAAAGATAAGAGTCGCCCTGGTCGCGAGTTTCTAGAAGAAATTGTAGGTTGGCATTGCTGGGTCTACTGTGATGACCATCATGAGTTTATTGAATGGATGGAAGAACATTGCCCCGGTGCAGACTGTACTCCTAGATTCAATTCAGGCGATCCAATGATCACTGTGACCATCAAAGATAAAGATGAAGCAGCATATTTTATGCTGAACTTTGATGTGTAAATATATCAATGACACAGTCTAAAATCAATCTTGTACAAACTGGAAAAGTTGTTTACCTAGGTTCTAAGGCTAGGCGAGAAGGACACACAGTAAAAAATTCTCCCGCAAACAGTTTAGTAATCGATCATACCGGTGTGGTTGGTAATTATCATTCATTGTTTACAGAGTCTGATCCAGCTATAATAAAAAGATTCCATATTACACAAGAATATGCTGATGCAATGTGGGCCAAAGGGTATAGACTATTTAAAAATACACAAGTGTATGTTCGAGACTTGAATTTAACTGCGCTGCTGAAAGAACATGGAGTTACAATTGCACCCGGTGATGTAAGTGAGCAAGTGTTGTTAGAAGGGGTAGATCTAAGTGTGCTGCATCAAGGTACTATTATTTGCATTGGGGAACATGTTGAACTGGAAGTAATTGCGCCTAGAACCTACTGTGGTAGATTTATTTTAAATCTGCATTTTACACCTGACCAGTCGCGCAACCAATGGGAAAAAATGATAAGAGAACTGCTAGTGCCTGAAGGTAAAGTGTTTACTGATCGATATACCCCATTGGGGGTTTATACCAGGGTGGTACGCACGGGCATTGTTAAATTGAATGATACTGTAGTTATTGATCCCACACGTTCAAAACATTTTGGAGCAGAAAATTTAATGATACCCAAGACCACCAAAGAAGTCAACAGTACCAGGTTTAGTTGGCTGACTCGAGAACAATTGACTTTAATGTACCCTATGATTCCTTTGGATATACTCAATTCATATTATGACTGATCGGTGGCTAAACTATAATCTATACATTGGCGATGTAGAAGAAGAAGATGTATACAGCTGGCTAAGTGAAACTGTTTCTCCACTGGTTATGACTACAAAAGCTGAGTTCAGTTACTATGACATGTACCACGGCGATCGAGATTTATGGATCATGCAAACCACTGATGTAAGTGATGTCAGCGGTAGTGCAAATGATACTATAACACTGATCAGTTTCAAAAACAAAGAAGATTTATTACTGACCAAATTACGGTTTGGCGGCATAACAGAATGAGCTGGCTGGTACCAAAATATTCATTGAGAAAAGGTTGGGGGCATACCGTATCTCTTAAAGATCCATACTATGGCCATAATGAGTTTAGCACTGTTGTTGATACCGATGCTGTTGAGAGAATACTTGAATGGACATTGGAAAATTCACAAGGTACTCGTATCAGTTATGATATGTGGAAGTTTAAAACAAAACAAGAAGCTGAAGAGTTTATAATGCTGTTTACATTAAGATATGGAAAATAATTGGGCAGTTAAAATAGTTAAGTCTTGGAGGCTTAACGATCTTTGGATTTGTGATTGTTTCCCTTACAACTTGCCGCGAGGCTCTTATCCTCCATATCCTGGGTTCGATGTCCTTAAAATTTGGCTGAATATGAATTGTCCAAGCGCAACATACGAAGTAAAAAATAAGAACCCCGATTCATTTGGTGCAGTACTAGAAGTAACATTCAACAATGAAGAGGAAGCAATGATGTTTATACTATTACATGGACTTGTAACGGCATGATTGTAAAAACTGCAGTTCAACAACAATGGAATATTATATTCCCCAATTCTGGACCTGGCTATACTGTTTTGGGTCAGCCGGTTGACATAGACAACGAAAAGTGGTATACTATACAAGTAGAAGAAAAGATGGCAACTTGGCTCAGAGCACAGCCACCAACTCAATGGTACGAACATCTTAAAGAAATTACTCGTTATAACTTTCATGAACCGCATCAACTGAAATTTGATGTACATTATGAACTGTTTGTATTATTAAAACTTACTTGGGGACAATAATGGACTGCAAAGATAACTGTAAAAAAGAATACTCAGGGCGGTATGATGCTTACTACTGTGAAACCTGCAATCGGTGGTTAGAAGATACGTGCGACGAACCTGAATGTGAATTTTGTGCTGGGCGGCCGTTGGTCCCGGGCAAAGATGAATAGTATAACTGATAGACATGTGGCCAGTATTGGTGCTCCTGTAATCGGTTTTAATCCCATTAACGGGCACCGGTATCAAGGATGGAAACCTTGCATTGACTGGTGTGAAGAAAACTTTGGCAATGAAGGTGGGTGGTGGTATGTTGGCGAAGGCGTATTTGAGTTTAGTAGTCAAGAAGATTACATGATGTTTACTTTAAGGTGGGGCAAGTGATGTACGAAGAATTTAGTTGGCGTAATGCCAAACACGATCCAATGATTGTTGAAATCATGCATCATGGACATGTTGTGATGCACTTTTTCATCGGAGAAGCCATGGAGGGCGCTGGTCGTAAGCGAGTTATGGCTCACGTGCAAGAATGTGATCATTCACCTTGGCTCAAGGAATGGCGTGAGCATGCTGAAGCTGAAATGCTTGACAAACTTAAACAATAATGTTATACTGATATATGGACGAAATAAAGAAACAAGAAGTAATGGATCAACTTCACGAGACTGGCCGTGAGTTTGCCAAAGCCATGGATGAGTACCAGCAAATGGCCAACTCATACTACTCTGGTCTTGAGCCAGAAGAACAATTGTGGGCTTTCTGTGCCATTATTGAAAAGTTGTGTAAGG